ATCATTAACGGGTCCAATTGTACATTGAAAACCGCCTCCTGTATCCGCACTAGTAGCATTATTTACTAAAGGGAAAGTTAAATCATTATATAATGTTTCTGTTTGTGAGGTTTGTGGACCTACTATTGTTGTAGTTCCAACAGCTGTTGCAAGATAACATCCATATACTGTTGCACCAGATAAATGTGCGTTAGCTGGTGTGTTTGCGAAAGTTTGTCCTTTGTATGGAGCAGACGTTCCACGTGTACATCCGGTTAAAGTATGCGTAGATCTACCCGTGTATTCAATTGTTTCATTTTGATAAGTACCAACTAACAAAGGATTAGTAATTGTACCTGCTGTTAGGTCAGCTTGTGTCCAAACTTTTTCAATAACAATATATCCTGCTGTAGGAAATTCAGAACCATCAGTTAAAACAATTGATGTAGCGGCATTACTTATATTGTAGATAATTCTAAAGTTGTAATTGCAACTCCACCCACTGGATGTTTAACTGCTTGAAATCTAACATAAGTTGTACCTTCATTAAAATCATTAGCAGGAAAAGAAACACTAACACTTTTATTAGCCGCTGTAGTTGTAAAAGGATTATTAGGTAAAATATCTTGAACTGGAAATTCGACTCTTGCAGGTCTTGCGTGTAATAAAGCTTGTGGGTCTGCTCCTACTGGATGGGGTTCTAATTGAGGCTGTTTAACTTCAAACTCAGAATTATGTACCCAGGCACCCGTCCATTCTTCAACCATTTCATTATATGGAAATGCCGCACCAGACCTATCGGATATTGAAAGTGCTCTTCTACCTTTTGAAAATCTAGCCATTATATATTAGGGTAATAAGTTTTAGGGGTTATATAAGTACTAGCAGCAGAACCATCTTCAGACAATGCTCTAGCAAATTCATCTTCGTATAATAATTTCATTTCTTGTGTTCTTTGTGGGGCAAACTTCATAGATAAATAATAAGCTAATCCTGAAATCATACACGGTATAAATCGATAAGGAGTATCGGTTGCATTACTATAAGCTCCTACATCTTGAATTCTTTTTACATAATAAACATTTATATGATTAGACGCTGCAGTGGAATTAGGTAAGGGATAAAGTGTAAGTGTAACTTTATCAATGAATCGTTGAACCCAAAATTGTGAAGGAGTTCCAAGGGATGCTTTATTGGCTGTTGCAGCATAAGCATCTCTAGCAACTTTAGTTAGACCGGTATCTGATTGAGAAGTTGTATTATAATTTTGTCTGTATGTAACATTTAAAATATCGGTAATACCATAAACGTTTGCTACGGGGACTGTTGTTGCTTGCGGCGATGCAGCTGCCGCTGCAGCACTATCAACTGAATTTCTATAGAAAGTATATGTTCCAGCACCTTCATCCGTTGCATCCACATTCGTTGAAGAACCAACTATTATATTAATATTAGTATTTCCTACTTCCCAAAAATGTATACCTCTATTACCCCATTCTTGAAAAAGAATGTTTAAAGATCTTCTAGCTGTTTTAAGTTGATGACCTGCAGTTCCAACTAGACCAAGACGTTCATACGCATCTACAATAATTTCATCAATAGAAAAGTTCTGGTCAAAACTATACGCTTCTGATGTAGTGTTTGCCATTAAAATTCCTATCCATAGTATGCTGTGAATGAATCAATATTTGCTAATGTTACATAAGCACCGGTTGCAAATTTTACTCCATTACCACCAAAACTAAAATTTAAAGTTTCATTACTTGCACTTCCACCTTTAAGATGAATTTTAATATCACCTGCAGCAGAAGTATTATCATGAATTGTTATTTCACCATCTGCACCTGTTAAGTGTGCATTAATACTTACCATTCTAATTGGTCCAAGATTTGCGCCTGATCCCGCTATGTATCCCTGTAACTGACCTGAAGATGTTAGCTCTATTGATGCCTTAACATCAGATATCATTGTTCCCATAATTTTTCTCCTTAAGTGTGAGCTTCCGAAGAAGCTCACATTATTTTATTTAGCTATTAACTCCAAGCAGCTGCGCCTGTATCTGCGTCATTTGCTGTTGATAAGTCATGAGCAAAGTTCCAAATGCCTTTTTCAAAACAAGTGAAATACAAATAACAACCATGAGTTAAACTATTGGTTGCTGCATTCGCAGGTGTGTACGTTAATACCGTTTCATCTGCTATCGATGTATCTATAGTTTGAACTGCTCCAGTGGCTCTACTTTCCACTTTTGAACCAGTTCTAAAAACATCATCTCCTGCACATGTAAAAGTAAGAACAGCTGTACCACCAGTTGTATCGTCTGATTGAGCATGAACTACATAAGTTCCTACTGCCGCTGAGGGTAAAGTAACAGCTTGTGTTGCCGCCCCAGTGAAGTTGTTAACCGTAATTACATTAGCTGTATAAGTTAATGTTCCCGCTGTTGCCACTGATGTAGCAGTTAAGCTAGTTAAATCAGGTTTCGTTCCTAAAAACCTTGATGTTATAACTCCTGTGCTAGCGGCTTTATTGATCTGTTGAAATCCTTTTTCGGATCTAACTGGACCATTAAACGATGTGTTTGCCATAATATTCCTCCTAGAATATATAAATGTAGTCCCCTAGGGAATGTCGACTATACGCGTCTACATTTATTTTTGTTAAAATTTGTATAGTAATTGATTTATATGATAGTTTTGAATAGAGTGCAAGGGATCCTTACAGAAATGTACGATTTCAGCGATGTGGCGTTTATCTAAGTAGCCACAGAAACTTGGGCAGCTGAATCACTGATTTTATTTTCTCTATCAGCAATTTTAGACTCTTCAAGTTTGATCTCAGTAATAATGCTTTTAATTGCATTATCAATTTCGACCATGTCCAGAGTATATTTACCACTTTGCTCATACTCAGACTGCCACCTCAACTCCAAGGACCTTTTCTGTTTGTATAGGTCTTGTAACATCAACAACCTCCTCATAGGTTATTCTACGGGTGTCGCCAAACATTCCCGTTAATTCCCAAACTATACTCTTTTCTCCAATTTTGTCAAGGATGGATTTTTCTATAGATTGAGCATTATCCTCTGCTTCTACTTCAAAAGAAGCATAGTGATCATACGCCCATATTTTTACTAGGAATTTTCTCATGTTTCTTACCTTTATTTGTAAAATGTGGCGGAACTATGTCCCGCCACAAATTTATTTTGGATTACGCACCCTCAACACCGAAGATACCTCTGAAGTCAGATACTCCAAATGAGTACCTTTCTCTAGCTTTGTATCTAACGTTGCCAGTATCAAAATCACCTTCCATAGCAGTTTTTAATGCTGCTCTTTGGAACATTTTCATACCATTAGGGACATCAGTAATGATGTACCAACTGTCTGTGTCAGTTAAGAAATTATTCACTCTGTATCCTTGAGGAATCATTCCCATAGACGCAACAGCGTTGATATCATTATCTGCTGTTCCAGTTCTACCTTGAGATTTCATCAATCTCTCAGCGTTGAACTGATTAGCTGAAGGAATGACCATTTTCACTCCTCTTGCTGCGACTCTTAATCCACGTTCATCAGTCATGCCAGCAATGTCAATCAATGCTTGCTCTAATGATGTTTCGTTTAAGTCTGCTTGCGTAGACAAAGTATTTTTAACCGCTGTTCCACTTACAGTTGTGTGTGAAGTGTTGAACAGAGATACACCGTCACCTGAATCGTAGGCATCCGTTGAAGGAAGACCATCAATTAAAGGTGTTACGGCTTTAACTTGTTTAGCATTAGACATAGATCTTGCTAAAGCTTTTGTATATCTAGACGCAAGTCTGTCATACAAATTGTCTTCAATAGCTTCTTCAGTTATTGAGAATGCTAAAGCAAGTGTGTCGTGTGTGTAACGTGCAGTGTAAGTTTCTTGCGCTTCATCGTAAGCAACGCCTGATCCTTCCACTTTAACGTTTGCGTTTGCAAAACCACTTAACATTACTTCTTCTTCAAAAGCTCTGTCTGATGATTCTGTTGTATAAATTTCAGCATGCTGATTTTCATACCTTTTGTACTCCAGGCCGAATAGTGCATTCAAACCTGGTTCTAGTTCTTTCACTAGCTGTGCTCGTGATATAGCCATGTTATTATGCTCCTATTATGTTCCAGTTCCGACAAATTCGGACAAGTTAGAAACAACTTCTAGGGTACAATAAGCTGCTGTAAGGTCGCTGTTTTCAACTTCCTCAGCACTTCTTAATAGTCTCCAAGAGTGTGTTGTTGCATGTGTTGCTCCGATATCAAGAGTCGTTGTTGATTTACCTGTTGAAGTACTTCCACCTGTATTTGCATACACTGAGAAAGTTTCCATAAACTTCACGTGAGCTGCAGGAACATTAGCTGCTACTGCTGCATCTGAAGCTATGTGATACTTCTGGAAAGGATAATCATTAACGAACGCTTGAGTGTCTTCACTGTTCGCTGGAGTAATTGTTGCATCGTACCAATGTGCCCAAGTGGGTTTATTAGTAGAGGCTGCTGTATAGTAGATTCCGAAGAGAACACCTATAGTCGTAACTGTAGTTGCACTTTCACCAGTAATCATATAACCGCCTGACGATTTCATCGCCATTCCGTTAAAAAGATCAACTGTTGCTGCAGAATCAATCCAGTATTGAGATAAACCTTGAGTAGCTGGTGTATTACCTAGCGTACCTGATGGTCTAAGCCCAAATCCGGCTGAGTTTCTATTAGCCATGTTATTACTCCTAAATGTTTACATAAATGTAAACGGGTTAATTTAAATCGATAGTAGGGAATTGGTTGTTATCCCGAGAATAGTTAAAAAATTAACTCTTCTTTGTACCACCGAAGGTTACACGAGTCTGCCTGTCAACGTCGATAGGCATACTCTTATGCTCTTCCCTCATTAAATCGTTTTCAACTGCTTCGTTCTGACCTT